TTTTTTCCACTTTTAAAGCATCTACTTCCTCCGCCAATTTTTTCATTGTACCTCTTGTTTCAATAATAGCATTTTTATACATCGTATATTGTTCCCTAAAATCACTGAAATTTTTGGTAGTTGCCTTTTCACTTACAATGCCTCTTAAATCTTTGATACTAATATTTTTATCAAGTGATTTAAATCCATCACGGATTGTAGCAAATAAACAATCACCACCCCCTTCGTTATCAACAATACTGTATAATTTATTCTTCATAAAATTTTGAATCCATATTGTTGTTGCTAGTTTTTTAAATTTTCTTCTTTCCGCCATATCTAAATTCATTGTAGGATCAACATCATCCAGCACGTCTGTATCTTCTTCGCGAAAATTTTTTAATAATTCTTTTAATGTTGAACTAAGATTTTCTAAACTAATATCGTCATCTGGTTTTTTTTCTTCTGTTGGGGACTTTGAATCTTCTTTGTCTCCAGTTTCAACCTCTTCCTCATCCTCTAAACTTCCTTCAGATGCGCCATTTTTTAGCAAAAAATCTTTGTTGGTAAAACTATAAAATAATGGTATAGGATTGGATAATTTTGATATATCAAAATCATTATCTTCGTCCAATAAGTTTGGATATTGCGATGAACCAAATTCATATACTCCTATTTGAACCGTTATTTCGTCATCCTCTATCAGATAGACTGGGATATATAATATGTTTTTTTCCGAAAATCCATACTTAACATTGCCCAATGCTATAATACCTTTTATACCAGGCATAATTTCTATTTCATACAAATTAGCATCAAATCCTATATCAGCAGTATCGACGCTTTTTACTTCTGGATAATTAATACTATCATCTAATTTAGAAACAACCATATAATTTAATCTAATATTAAAAATTTGCTTAAGTATTTATCTGCCTTAATCTCTTTTACGTATAACCAAAGTTTTTTTCTTAGCAAAACCTTGGCTAAATTATTGTCGTCGCTTTCAAATATAACAATTGAATCTATTAACTGTTGTTTATTTTTCTTTCTTTTACTAATTTCATAATAACCAACTATCATTTCCAATTGTTTTTTTGTATAATTTGTATCATAGTTTAATTCAACTGCAAAGCATTCGTCTCCATACATATCTTCATTATATATAAATTCATCGGAAGCATCTGAATATACATCCATCGAATCAACGTCTTTCAATAATTCTTCATATGTTAATTCATTTTTTATAGTTGATACAACTTCTTCCCTTAATGAAAAAGATAAATTTTTTTGCTCGTCCACCATATTATATTAAATCATCTAATAACTTTATATAATTATGTGTAATTATATAATTATGTGTAATTATATAATTATGAATAATAAATTATATTTATTCAATCTCCTCTCGCAGATCCATAAATTTGAAAATAATCTGCGATGATAAACTCAAATGATTTTTTTGTTTTAGATTTGATACGTGTTCCACAAATTCATTGATTTCTTTCCACGATTCTTCGTCGTCGGATAATTTATCAACTCCTTGTTCAATGAGTATAATCAAATTTTCACCAATTTCCAACACAATGTCCTTTTTGTTTTCTGTATCGATTAAGCCAGTAAAGCGGTTTTTTAAATTTTTAATAATTTCCAATATCTCCTGTTTTTGAATAACACCATTGTTCATTAAATGAACAAAGAAACTGCTAAGAGAACGTCGTTTGTTATTTTCTTTATTATATTCACAAAATAAATCATAGTCGACATCAGCCGATACATATTTTATATCGTCGAATACCTTCATAAATTTTGAAAAATTACTCTCATAAATCGTATACATAATAGGGAATGCATCTATCAAATCCTTATATAATTTGGCGTATAATTTAGACCAAAATTTATTCACACTACCAATTTCGAAAATAGCATGCCCCACCGTTTCAAGATTTTTTGTATCACTGTTTTCCGAAATAATTTTTGTTAGATTTGTTTTAATTTCTTCACTGATAACACTATAATTGGAATCTGTTAATTTATTCAACAAAGAAGTGGTAATCTCGATTTCCTTATCAAGTTGGTTTTCTGCCTTTTCGAGTTTTGTTGATTTAAAATTTCTAATTGCTTCCCAATCTTCTGTAGTGATAACTTGCTGTCTCTGCTTGTGTCTTCCTCCTCCGCCACCACGTCTATTGCCCCCATCTCTGTAATTTTGTTTGAAAATAGGAGTCTTTTTATATGTAGGCGCACCCACTTTATCCGATAAGCCATTTATAATTTGTATAATGCTATCATGTAATTCTTCAAACTCATTTTTTTTAGCAATTTCATAAAATTTATTTAAATCATATTGTCTGTTAGCTAATATAATCGAAGTCATTGTTTTTTTATATTTATTATGGAGTCTATCATTTATATCAATTTTTTATAAAAATTGATTTAAAATAATATGTGGGAATTCACTTAAAAACAACACCTTTATACATACACATATGACATCACTTACACACACCCCAAATACTCCCACTTCGTCAGATGACGGAGAAACCAAGAACCAATCCCTTAAATATACAATCGAAGAATGGGACGACGTTAATTTAAACCTTGACTCAAATATTTTACGAGGTATTTTCGCATATGGTTTTGAACAACCGAGTCCGATTCAAAAGAAAGCTCTTTACCCAATGACTATGCGAGATAAAAACGGCAAACGTCGAGATATTATCGCGCAAGCGCAATCAGGAACTGGTAAAACAGGTTGTTTTACCGTTGGGGTTCTTAATAATATTGACTTTTCGCGAGCTGAAACACAGGCCTTAATTCTTGCACCAACACATGAGTTGGCTAGGCAAATCTGCGATGTTCTTGAAAATATTGGAAAATTTTGCAAAATCCAAACTCAATTATTGGTCGGAGGAACTTCTGTTGATAGTGACCGCCAAAAGTTAGATAAAACACCTCCTCATGTTGTTGTTGGAACACCAGGTCGTGTTCATGATATGATCCGTCGTAAATATTTGAAAACAAATAAAATGAGTGTTATTGTTTGTGATGAAGCTGATGAGATGTTGTCTCAAGGTTTCAAGGATCAAATTTATAAAATTTTCCAATATATGCCTGGAGATATCCAAGTTGGATTGTTTTCAGCAACTGTTCCCGATGAACTTTCAGAATTAACTGAGAAGTTTATGGACAAACCAATCCGAATTTTAGTAAAAGCAGCACAGCTTACGCTACAAGGTATTGCGCAATATTATATTAAACTTGATGATGATGAGCAAAAATTTAACACAATTAAAGATCTGTTTGCTGGTATGAATGTATCACAGGCCATTATCTACTGTAATAGCACCCGACGCGTTGACGATTTACACGAGGCAATGGAAGCTGAAAACTATCCAGTTAAGAAAATCCATGGTAAAATGGAAGCATCTGAGCGTAAAGAAGTGAATAAGGATTTTCGCGATGGCGGTTGTAGGGTTTTGATTACATCAGACCTGTATGCTAGAGGAATCGATGTTCAACAAGTAAGCATCGTCATTAACTTTGATGTTCCCAAAAGCGAACATACTTATCTCCACAGAATCGGTCGATCGGGTCGATGGGGTAGAAAGGGTATTGCTATTAATTTCCTTACAAAACATGATGGTGCGCGTATTAAACATTTTGAGGAATATTATAATACCCAAATCGAGGAAATGCCCGCTGACTGGTCAAATCATTTAAAAAATATTTAAAACTGTTTGATTTACCAACTCGTATTTTAAATTAACTTAATTTCTGTAATTTCATTAATGTCTATTGATGAAATTAAAAATCATTTTAAATTACCAATCGAATTTTCAAAAACTAAAAAGCAAGTTATAAAAAATTTGTATTCTGATTTAGAATTATTGGAATCAAAAAATAATAATAAACCATTCTATCATTTTTTATTTAAGCCCAAAACTAAAGCTGGCGAAGTTATTGTGGAAAAATGGGCTGAAAACTATACAACAGATACATTCTTTTTAGAAGATTCGCAAAAAATTTACAATAAATGTGATATCAAATCATCGCATTCTTGTTGTGAGAAAACATGGGATTTGTGGAATAACACCAAATCATCGGATAATTTCATTGAAAAATACCAATATATCGGGTCTGCACAATTCGATTGGTTGAATAAATCTTCTATTTTTTTATTGGTTCTCTCCTTCTACAGTATAGTTTCGCCAGTCTTAAATTTATTGGCCCCAATCATTATTTTATTAATACCATTTGTAATTCTTAAAATCATGAAAGTACCTGTTACAGCAAAAACTTATACAAATGTTTTATTGGAACAATTAGATAAGCATAGCTTTGGTCAATTATTTACACGATTTACAAAAGTATCGACATCGCAAAAAATGTATCTGATTTTGTGCTTTGGAATGTATATATATAATATTTACCAAAGCATAATATCATGTAAACAATTTTACAATAATACATATTATATTAATACTTATTTCGATACATTCAAAGATTATCTTAAAATGACTAAAAATAATTTAGGAAAATACATAACACTTATTAAACCATACAATAGTTATAATACATATAGGGATTACATAACAAAAAATTTGAATGATATACAAATACTCCATGATACAATAGAAACAATGCCTAGAGTTTCGCCAAATCCTTTATTATTCAAAAATATGGGATTTGTAATGAAACAATTTTACTTAATGAATACATGCGAAGACATTAAATCGCTTCTATATTTTTCTTTCGCATTCAATGGATATACCGATACATTAGAAGGATTGGGTGAAAAAATTAAAAAGAAAACACTCAATAATGCTATTTTTAATAAAAGAAAAACAATCTCTATCAAAGAAAACTTTTACCCATTAATAGAAGGAAAATCTATCAAAAACAATATCAAAATTAAAAATAATATTATTATTACAGGACCCAATGCCGCTGGTAAAACAACTTTATTGAAATCCACCATTTTAAATGTCCTTCTCTCTCAGCAATTAGGAATGGGATTTTACAAAAATATAAAGATGCAACCATTCGACCATATTTACTGCTATTTAAATATTCCCGATACATCCGGGAGGGATAGTTTATTTCAGGCCGAAGCCAGGAGATGTGGTAATATTCTTTCAAATATACAAAAAAAATCAACAGAAAGACACTTCTGCATCTTTGACGAGTTGTATTCTGGGACAAATCCCTACGAAGCTATAGCAAGTGCTTATTCATATTTAGAAGTTATTTCAAAAAATAAAAACGTAACATTCCTTTTGACCACACATTTTATAAAATTATGCGAATTGTTCAAAAAAAATAAAAAAATAGAAAATCGCAATATGGATACACGCATGGTTGGGGATACTCCCAAATACACATACAAATTAATTAACGGTATATCTCAGATAAAAGGTGGTATTTCGGTGCTGCAGAATTTAGGATACCCTAGTGAAATTATAAGCAAAACAAAAGAAATATTAAAAATCTTGTAAATGATTGGTTCGTTAAATCTTCAAATTTAAAAATATTCAAAAGATATAATGAATACTACCCTCATTATAAGTTTAGGAATAACTCTAGTTTTTTGCACTTTAATTTATTATTTTCTTAGAAAACGTATCAACAGTGTTGACCAAAAGGTAAATTTATTAATGCAATTGGTAAAAGAACACCATGCACAAGTACAAAACCAATCTCAAATAATTATGCAGGAAAAAAACTATCATACATCTAATTTGATACCAGTTTCAGAAGATGATTATGACGACGAAGAAGACGATATTGAAAATGACCGGGAAACATCATATTCATCAGATGATAGTGCCGAAGTAAGCGATACAGAGAGCGTTATTGATGTTAACACCGATGTTGTTGAATTAACCAATCTAGGCGATTCGATTAACTTAGAATCAATAAGTTTGACTGGTGCTGAGACAACTCCAGTATTTGAAAGTTTGCCTGTTTCAGAATTAACCGAATTTGAACAACATAATACAGATAATTTAGATGAGTTGGACATTACCTTGGACGAGGTATCTTTAGACGATATGAACACCGATTCTGTAAACACGGGAGACGATGAAGCTACTAAAACAATTAATCTCTCTAATATCGAAACTGTTGATATTAGAAAACTCAATGTTTCTGATTTAAAAAATAAATGTAAAGAGATGGGATTGGAAGGTTATTCCAGTCTTAGAAAACAACAACTTGTTGAACTTATCGAATCTCAAACTGCTACTATTGGTGACAACGCATAAATATTTTATCTATAACTATTATAAATATGAGTTGGGGTACATGCAATAAAGGAGGAAATAACATACATCCGGGGTTTCCGGCATTAATGAGTTCTGGGAATTTCAATACAGACTGGAATTCAGCATGCAAAACAAATAACGTTTTAAAAAAACACGCTGGAATTAAGGACAACTATCAATACAGACAGTATCTTACAAAAAATGCTGACTGGTTGATTTTAAAAAATCAAACAGACGCATGCGAGGGTTGTTGTGGATGCATACAAAATTTCGGTTCAAGACCACCGTCGCAGAAATTTTTATTCAAATCTTGTTCTGATTCGAGAATGCCTTTCGGTTATGAAACTTCCGATTTGAAAAATTTATATTTAAGCAAAACTCAATTACAAGAAAGATTATCAGCACCTATTATGACGCAAAGCGAAATGTTAAAAATGCCTAATTGGAATTAAAATAATATTATTTAGTTAATTTAATATTATTTAAGCATAATATTTAATCTGTATATATGAAGATATTAAGCATTGACGTTGGTATGAAACATTTAGCATTTTGTTTATTCGATATTCAAGAAGCAGGGACGTTCAAAATACAGTTGTGGGATGTTGTTAATTTATGCTCTGAAGAAAATGAAAAAATGTGTATGGGAAAAACTAAAAAAAATATTTGTTGCAATAAATTAGCAAAATTTCATAAAAACAATGAATTTTTTTGCAAAACACATGCTAAAAATAATAAATATTTAGTTCCAACCAACGATTTAAAGCCAGTAAAAATTAGAAAATTAAATATCAAACCTTTAAAAAAATTAATAGAAAAATATGAAATAAAAGTAGATTTAAAAAAACCACTGAAAAAAGATTATTTAAATATTTTTTTGGAACACGTCGATAAAAATTATTATAGTTTCATTGAAAAAATAAAGGCAAATAGTTTAAATTTAGTCACATTGGGAAGAAATATGAAAACACATTTTACAAAAATACTTGATGGCGTCGAATTACAATGTGTTATAGTGGAAAATCAAATTGGACCGCTTGCTTTGCGTATGAAAACCTTACAAGGAATGATTATGCAACACTTTATAGAGAGAAATTGTTCTATAATTGAGGAAATATCACCGATGAACAAATTAAAAGATTATACTACCAAAAAAACCAATTATAATGAACGGAAAAAACTTGGTATAGAAATCACATTAAAGAAATTAGAAGAAATAAATGAAATTTCTACATGGCAAACACATTTTGTAAAACATAAAAAAAAAGATGATCTAGCAGATTCGTTTTTACAAGGCTTATGGTATATAAATAATTCAGGATTGATGAAATTATAAAGCTTTTTAAAAAAGCTACAATTATAATATATATAATGCGTCTTACTTAAAATTTTAAGTTCTTATTTAAACATAATGAGCCAACCAGAAATAATTAATTTAGGAGGACCTTCAACGCCAAAATTATCAGTGACTAGTTCCAATGATTCGGGGACTATTAAACTTAATAATTTACCTTCGTTGGATACATCAGTACCGTCAAGACCATTAAAATCTGTTAATTTTGGACCCGGTGCAGAAATGTTAATGAATAACAAAACTTTGCGGACATCGAGTCCCAAATCCGATATAAAACTTTCCGAATTAAAATCACTCGATATCAACGAAGCAACCATGAGCAAAAGTGCCGCAGAAAGTTTTAGTTCACCTAAATCAATACTATCTTCCAAGCCGTCCGCATTTAATAAAACCTCCACCCCAGGCATCAAATTAAATGTAAGTGAGGCAAATAAACCATCTTTAGGAGCAGCTACGTCAGCGACACAAAAAGAAAGCACATGGGATGGATACAAGAAATTTAATGAGATTCCTGTCGACCCAACAGCAAAAGTTCCAGATAAACCCAAATTATCCACAGAAGAAAGTCTCAAGCAAAAATTAATATATTTGAGAAAACTTGAAGCTTTGGAGAAAAAAGGTATCAAACTAACTAAAAAATATACAATGAACGATCCTCTAGCAGAAATGCAAGGCGAATATGAAATGATTAAATCAGAAAAGGAAAAATCCAACTCTGTTAAATTTCAAGGGAAAATGCTTATGGCTGCTGTTTCGGCAATTGAGTTTCTAAACGGAAAATTTGATCCATTTGATATCAAACTTGACGGTTGGGGAGAAGCAGTTAATGAAAATATGGAAGAATACGACGATGTATTTGGTGAACTCCATGAAAAATACGGAGGCAAAACCAAAATGGCTCCCGAAATCAAATTACTATTTATGTTAGGAGGAAGCGCTGCTATGTTACACATGACAAACACCATGTTTAAATCTTCTGTTCCGGGCATGGATGATATTATGAGGCAAAATCCCGAATTGATGCAACAGTTCACACAGGCTGCCGTAAGCTCAATGGGACAACAAAATCCCGGCTTTGGTGGATTTATGCAGGGTGTTATGAATAATGGAGCTCCCCAAATGCAACCGCCCATGGGTTCTCCACCCGGACCATCAGATGGAATGA